CATAGGAATCAATACGTTCATAGTTTTACTCTCCCATGCAACTTTTTTCTTTTGACCATTAAGAATCTTCTTAATTTTATCAATCTTTGTTTGATTTAGATCACTTCTATCTTCGATAGGAATTAGATGGCATTTGCTATCTAATGCACCCTGACGACCTATATGACTGTCCTCAAGGATGACTGTATCATCTGGTAGTGCACCTAGAGTCATCATACATTTCCAGTACATAGACGGAAATGGTTTGTTCCTGACTACATCTTCATTAGAAATGTATACATCAATGAATTCAAGGAGTCCTAGACGCAAAAGAATGATCTTTACGGTGTTTCTGATGCTGTTAGATGCTACTGCAATCTTATATCCAGAATCTACAAGTTGTTGGAAGTATCCCATCAACTCATAGTCCTTTGCTACACACTCACTAAAGATTTTTAAAGTGTTAGTCTGCTTATCTTTCCATATTTGTTCATATCTATCGGTAGGAAGACCCTTATTCTTCGTTAGAAGTTTTAATTTACCTGTTGTAGGCAACCCATCATAGGTACTTACATGATCTTCTCGACTAATAGCATACTCTGTACCAAGTGCTTGGTTCAGAGCTTCATAATGATGGTCTTTGCTATCAATTAAAACCCCATCAAGGTCAAAAATTACAAGTTTTGTCATCTGCATATAGTAAATACTTCATGTCCGAGTTCTAAATCATTATTATACTCGACAATATAATTTATAGGCACTAATTTCTTTACTAATTCATGATTTATCTCATGAGTCATCTTATTACTCTTCAATAATATATCAATACATTCTACAAACTCATTAAAATATTTTTTAGGGAAAATCCAAAAGTTATCATCACAGTTTTGAGGTGGATGAACTGGTGTAGAAGGGTGTTGTATGACAGAATTAAATTTTTCTAGGTTAATATTCAAATCACTGAACTTTTTAAAAAATTTAATGTCTGGTCGAGTAAAGATAAACAAATCATAATCTATTTTACTCTCTTTTATCAAAGAAATTAAATTTTTATAGTGATTTAATTGCACCACCCAAGTTGATGGATGCGTAAAAAATTGAGATGGAATATATGAATATGCTTTGAGATTTAGTGTTTTTACGTATAATTCATCTAATCGTTCATTTGCATTATATGTGCTGAAATAGTAATCAATGTCAGCATCACCCAAATCACCATGTAGCATCTCTTGGTGATTTTTTAAGATTTCTTCTGCAAAGGATATTGTTTCTTCAGTCAAACCTTCAGAAAGGACTCTTTTATAGAGAAAGAACCCTTTGTAACCAATCATTATTTTCATAATTAAACTTAATTAATCTCTTTGTCTCCAATCATCTGATCTATCGTTTTTAAACCACTCTGCAATATCATCTGCACCACTAAATCCTTTCTTGTCTAATTTTGGATCTCCAATATCCAAATACTTAAGGCAAGATCCATCAGGATCAGTTACCATTCTCCTTGCAGAGGATAACATTCCCCTTGCACTCGTATTAGCCTTTGCCAATTTTTGTGCCCATATCATATCATCAATACTTACTTCTGTTCCTGATGCAATGTCTTTGCAGATTGCTTCTAATCTTAAACGATAATTGGTAGATAACATAAACTAATACATGTGATTAGTATTATCTATGCAATCATCAACATTGCTTTTTGTAATTCTTTGGAATGCTCATATTCGTCTTGAGCAATCTCTGCAATCTTAGTGTCTAAGGGGTTATAAGCACTATATTTTGTATAGGTTTCAAAGGCATGCTTTTCGATCTTCATGTTGATATCGTAAGCGTTAACAGGATCAACAAAATAGTAGCCAACCATGACCCAAAAATAAAATAAAACAAGATGCTTGGCAAAGAACCTATCGATCCAATACTTATTTCCCTCCCTAAGTTCCATCTCTTCCAAATGTTCCGTTTCATTGAGTGCTTGATAGAAATGTTCTTTCATCAAATATATATGTTCTTCACCTCGTAATCCAAGTGATTCACGAAAATGTAACACACTGATAAATGCAAAGTAGGGTGCCCTTGCAATGACTTCCAGAACCCAAAATCTTTGAAAGTCTCTACCTCTATAGAGAAAATCAATGATGTAAATTGTGGTATCTAATACCCATGTGTTAAATTTTTTCATAATAATATAGGGGTTGCCCATGCATATTGTGGATAGAACCAAAGTGCTGTTCCTATGGTTGCAAAAATAACTAAGGTAGATGTAATTGGTATGTTTTTCATTTAATCCTCCTTTTTAATTGATTCCAAAGAAAAAGGATGTTCGTGTAGATACGGAACATCCTCTCTTGCATTTCTTACGGCTTCCCATGCGTCTTCCGCATATTCACCTATTTCGTGGTGTTTGTTTTGTTGGTCGTGCCAACCAAGTGTGTAATGGGACATGATAGTTTCAACTCCAGTACGTTACTATTTATTATAACGTACTAGGTATAATTACGCACTTATGTGTGGACTCCCTCACCCAATGATGCATACAATTGCAATCCCTAACAATAAACCCTTCGCAAAGGATATCCATAAGAGTTTATAGTCTGTAAGATTAAACCATTTTCTAAATTTACGTATTAATTTTTTATGCCACATCGCAAAATCATTTAATACATCTTCAATTTTTTGAAAAGTAGTTTTTTTTCTTTTAGTCATCGTTATTTAAAACAAAATAAAAAATCATTGACAAGACTTTCTGCCTTCTCTTCTCCAAACTTACCTTTCAGATATCCTGATACAGGATCAAGTTTAGTCATATAAGTATCAAAGTCTTTATAAAAACTGGTATCGTTACCAGTTGGTTTCTCTAATTCTATCATGTCTCTGTACTTTGTCAAGTAAGTCGTGAACATCTCAAGGTGCTCATCAACCTCTGACATCTTACAATATTGTATGTAAATATTTTCTGAAAAATGATTGCCTGGTTCAAAAAAACGATAGTCTCCTCTACCTTTAGGTAATCCCTCTATAGAAAACAAATAGTTTTCTACAGGATGTTGGAAGTCAAAGACAATAATGACCTTCTTGTCACTAAATCCCATAAGATCCATACCAAAACAGGGAAGATTACTACCTGTTTTAGGATAGATGATGTTGTTGTATATGCAAGATTTTTCATTCCAGATTTCTACCTCTCTACTTTTAATTATATATTGAGTAGTGTATGTTTTTGCAGTTAAAAAAGTATCTTTGCCTTGCCATTGTGCCCAAACACTTCCCACTCCATTATGTAAAGGAAAAGTTTCATGTAAGACATCTTTATAATTTTCCCAAAGATTCATTAACAGTTTTTATTCAAATCATTTGCCATGTTACCACCTATATTAGCACCTTGATTACCTCCAAACATTGCTACCCAACCCGCAGCAACCCAACCAACAAAAGGAATAGAAGAAAGAGTAGGAGCTGCAGCAGCACCAACACTCGTGCCAACCAATCTACCCGTGCCCTCTGCGGATCCAATTGCTTTGATACATTCCTCTGATTTTGCTGTAGTTATTTCTTTTGCTTGCTCTTGTGTCAAACCTGGTGATTGATTCATCCAAGATCTATGATTTGATACTGCACCACCTTGGTTAGTCTCACCATCCATAAAGTATTCTTCAGTGATTTGAGTTTTCTCATTTGCTAGTCCTAAGAAACCACCTTTCTCTTTGATATCCTTAGTAATGAATGCTGTCTTAGGATCATTTGCTTTGTATGAAATAGCATATCCTTCGTCTGTTACACTCACTTTATATGATGTATAAGGTCCCACAGGTGGACTTATAATTGGTAAACTATCTTTTCGACTTACCATACCAATTAAACCAATATGAGATAGACCAAAAATTCCACCAAGACCAAGTGCGAACCACTTGGTTAGATTAATATTCTTTTTTGGTTTTTCTGGTTTGGGATTTGAGATTTTTACCTCTGGTCCAAACATCGCCTCATCTTGATCCATATTATCAAAATCCATTATTTTTTAGGTGCAGTAGTCGGTACGATTGATACTGGTGCTTGCTCAATTCTGATTGTTTGCGCTGGTGCAGTTTCTGATGCTTTAGCAATAAGGAACTCCATATCTTTTTTAGATATATTTGCACTACTACTACCACTATCTCCACCTTTTTTCTTACCTGCTGCTTGGACGCCAAAAGTCGCTAGAGTTCCTGTGAACACAGAAGCTATGAAAGTTGGATCCAGTTTTTGTTCTGGTATATTAAATGCTGCTGGCAACTTTACATATGCTAAAGTCAAGATTCCTGCAGACCATACAAGAACAGAAAGTCTTACGATTGTAGATAAAAATGCAAGTTGCTCCTCTTTATCATCTACACTCTCTTTAATTTTTGTCAAAAGATTTTTTGGTTTCTCTTCAACCTTTTGTTCTGGTTTTTTATCTACCATCTTATATACTAGAATGCACTCTTATTTAGCAAAATAATTTTTAACTAAACATATTCACTATCTTCTCCTATGTAAGCTAGTGAGCATATGTCAAGATCTTCTTCGTTACAATAAAACCATTCTGCAAATTCGTCATGAATTGCACAACCATCTTCAACTGTATGAAGATCACTAGTCTCGCATAATGCTTGAATGCGACTCATAGCCCAATCATGAGTTGTTTTTAACGTT